AAGATAGCGGCTCTAACAGAAGCTATTAATCGTGAAGCATATCTCTGTAAAGCAGAGGTAGAAAGTTTAATTGATGACCGCAAAGAACTTATTGAACAGAAGTACGGAGATCATAGAGAAAAAGGTTTAAGTCAGGTAGATGCAAAATCAAAGGCAACTTGTGATATTGAGGTCGGAAAACTTAAAGATCAAATAAAACAATCTAGGATAAAAGCCGCTGAGTCTTGGGCTAAAAAATTAGGACACGAGGATTATGTAAAACTTCTAATAGGATATAATTCGACAAAAAGAGAGGAACTAAAACAAGGGCTATGAAAAAAACTGTAAAATACGGGATAGATTTTCCGATTTGGAATGGCGGAAATCGCTTGATTGGGATTGCCTTGTGGAGAATAAAAAAATACAACCTAAACATTTATTGTAACTACAGAAGAAAAGACGGAACTCGTTTATGGGAGGGAGAACTGTATATAAACGAAAAATTTGCTAGTAAATATCCATACAAAGAGTTCAATGGAAAAAATGGTAAATTTACTGTTTATCAGATACCTTTAGCCGATATTCAAAAATTTAATCAAGAAATACAAGATAAATTGTGGGCTTTGAAAAACGCAAAAATCACTAGTCCTATATATTCAGGAGAGCAAATAGCTCAAATACTCAAAGATAACCCAAATATAAGGGAAATAGGCGATTTCTTTGGCGGTGGAGAACTCCTCCCAGAATAGCCTTTAATCGCTCAAATTTGCACAAAATGAGGGTACATTTAGTGAACATAAGGTGTACAAAATCTTTATGTAAAAAAAATTAAATTATTTTATCTTTTTTCTTTTACTATGTTAATAAATCATATAGTTTATTAACAACAATTAATGAAAGGGCAAATAAAATGAATAAACTTATAAAACAAGTATCTGAAGCAAATAACTCTATGGGTAAATATGGTAATTACATAAATCCTGAGACTGCTGAAACTTGGAACACAGACGAGCTTTATGTTTTGTTTGAAGTCGTAACTTTAAGAGAACATAATAGAGTTGATGTTGTGGCGGTATCTACTATGTATAGTCCAAAAAAAATTCATCGGATTGTTAAGCAACATTATCCACCAAAATATTATACATATTTTGATTTTTTCAATGGTGGTTACGATCTTGATATATCAAGAAATGATCTACAAACATTGGAGGAAAAATACTAATGGAAACTTTATTATATTACTTTTTACTACCAGCTTTCTTTGGAGGGTTGGTAGTATTAATTATATTACTAGCTTATCAATATCAACAATGGGAGGATAAACAATGAAAGTTGAATTTAGTGAAAAAGAAAAATCATTTTTGTGGGGTATATATATAAACAGAAATGGTGATGAATATACAGAAACTTATAGTCAAAGAAAAACATTAGAAAATTTTTTCATAACGGTTAATGGTAAAGAAGCAAGACAAACAAAAAAATTAATATCTTTGTTGTATTTTTATTGTGAATCTCCTGATGCTACTGATGAGCTTTGCAATGAAGAAATTACCGAAGATGAGTTTAATACTTTGGTTGGCAAATTAAAAAAAGTTGTTTACCAAAAATAGCTAGTTAATTGTTATAGCGAAATCTCTTGGGCGGATTGATCCGTCTAAGAGTTCGTTATCTTCTAACTCTGTTAAAAATACTTCTCCCTGAATATCTAATCCTGAATAAATATTACTTACTGTTCCTTTGAGTGTCTGTTCAAAATCGTGTGTGCAACTCAAGTCTGGATAAGTGTCTAAAAGTTCAAAACAACCTACCGCTCTATCCATCGTCTTAACTGTATAAAGAACTTTAACAATTGAAAATATATTGATTGCTTTGTGTAAGACTATTTTTATGTCTGTCACTTTTTCTTAAATATTTCCGCACCCTTAAGTCCGTATATACTAGCTACGATTGAAATAAAAAGAGTCTGATACCAAAAAGGGAGACTTCCAAACTTATCAAAAAATATATCAATCTTTTCTTGAATACTTGGATCATCTGAGAATACTGACCATACCAGAAGTAAAATGGGTAAACTTACCAAAATAAGAACAAACTCGTCTTTCCACCCATTATCATTTGATTGTCTAACTGCGGCTTGGTATTCAACTTCACCATTTGCCATTTTCTGTGCGTGTAACATAGCGGCATCAGACTCTAACATTTTTCTTTTTTGCCTGTTAGTCATTATGTGTGTTCCAGCACCTACCGCTAGTTTTATAACATCTAATATCATATATTATCTTCTTTCCATTTCTGAACATCAAAACTAGGACATTCTTTTTCTGAAATTTCGTTATGACCAATTATCTCAGCTTCAGGATAATTAGTTTTTAATTGTTTTACTAAATCTAATAGAGCAGTCCATTGCTGTGCAGTAAAATTATTTTCAGCAGAGTTATCTTCAGCCATTCCACCCACCATGCACAAACCAACACTTTTATGATTATATCCTCTTGCGTGTGAGCCAGTATCACGAATGCTCCTACCAAGTTCCACCTCTCCGTTTCTTCGTATTATGTAATGATAGCCAACATCTCTCCAACCCAAATCTAAATGCCATTTTCTTATTTCATTCAGCCCAATATCCATTGAGGGCTTTGTAGCCGCACAATGGATAATGAGGAAGTCTGTAGACTTTCTTTCTTCCATTAACTAAACCAAGCCAATACGACCAGTATTATTACAATCCAAGCTGGGATTTTGTAATTCAACCAGTTCCAAGCTATATCTAAATATTCCCAAATTTTATCCATGATTACTCCTTTACTTGATTTTCCTATAAGGATCGGTGCTAAGTTTTACAACTTTATCAGGTTGTTTATTTGCAATGATTTCTTCTAAATTGTTTTTGATATAATGAACAACATTTCCAACAATACTTTCTTTAGTCAAATCTTCAGCAATCTTTTCAAATGTATCGCCCTTTTCTAAATTTTTTGTAATAGAAATTGCGTGTGCTTTTGCTTCCCTATCAACTAACTGATCGAATGGTTTTATGTTTATTGCAAATAATATCGGTGTAATTCCGTTTGGAGTTGGAGCAAAACCAACTCTTGCGAAAGCCCTGTAATTATCAATGTTAAGTTTTAATATTCTACCAATGAGTCTATTTGTTTCCATTTTTTAACCTCTCTATTTCTAGTTCGCAATAATGTATGATTTTCTTTAAATCTTCAATACCATTTTTATCTTGGTATCTTAAAACATACTTAATTATTACTCCCTGAAAGAAAGAGAGTTTGTTTTTTGAAATAAACTCAAAAGGTTGTATTACATATTTTTTTATATAATGGTTGCCACCAACTTGTATTCTTAATGGTTTCATGGAACTATTTTATCCCATGCACCGCCTTTTGTTAATCTCATTGGTAGTAATTTTGGCAATCCATCAATAATAATTCCACAACCAATAATTGGTCTGTCTTTGAAAACTCTTGAATAAGCCAAAGCCATTGAATCTTTATCAACTAAACAACCGACATTCATACCGAAAGTAAGTGCCTCTGGTCTGCTGACATAAACACAAAGAAATTTCGAGTGATAATGTCCTTGAACACAACTCATACCATATTGTTGTACTAATTTTTCGATGTTTGCCACTTTACCATGACAAAAATAAACTTTCCCTGTTGGAGTATCTAGTGTTATATCTTCATGCCATTTCCAACCTTTACCAACTTCTAAAAAATCATTGTAATCTTTTAAATATGCTTTAGGTATTCCAGTTGAAAAAGCTCTTCGATAAGCAAGGCTTCCATGATTGGAATGTACTAAATCCATTTTAGGAAATAATTGTTCCATTTCTTTTATTGTTTTAAGTGCCAGTCTGTGTTCATCACCAGCACTCGGTAAATCACTATCCGAGTCATGGAATGACAGGGCATGGTGATCCAGTTCATCGCCTATATTGATGATCCTTGTTGGTTTGTATTTTCTTTTTATCCCTTTTAAAAAATCCAACATCTGTGGGTGTTGATAGGGTATGTGCTGGTCACTTATGACCAGAATACATTTCTCCATATGGTCTCCCCTCTATAATGTAATAATGTCTATAAATGTTTTAACTGTTTCAGCAAAAACTATTGTGAACATAAACGATAAAGCTAAAACAACTTTTGTAAGAATATTAATTTTGTGTTCAATAGTATGCAGATGATTGTCTTTAATGATCTTGATGTCTGCTTCCATCAATGCAACTTTCTTATCTAGCCTTTGTATGGCTTCACTATTTTTTTGTGCTTGACTTGCCATCAATCAGCTTCCTCTATTGTGTTTCCCTTTGCTACCCACTCTTTAACAGTTTCCCAAGTTTCTGTACCGTCTTTAATTACAGCATGAATAATTGTTCCATCTGCATGGGTGACCATTATATTAACATTTTCATTAGTTTCTGGGTCTTTGATATATTTTACTTGCATATTATAATTCACACGTTGCTATCAACGTGCCTCCAAATTGTGAAGATACTAAATTATCACCTTCAATGGTATCACTATATGTCTTTCTAACTCCAAATGCCGCCTTGCTTGAGTTAGTTAATTGTGTTCCTGTTTGAGTTACACCATCGTGCCTTGTTCCATCTCCTCTATATATGGTCGATGTTGTTAAGCTATCACTTATAGCATCAACCTCTGCTCTCATTTCAAGTTTTGGTTCAAACCATAGATCAACTCTATTAGAGCTTAATGTTCGACCTATACTTGCGAATCCGGGAGAAGCGGTAAAATCCCATTTTTGGCAATATCTTTGACACCTCATTAACTGAACATCAAAAGGTAAGTGTTCAAAGTCTGTTGCTATTTCTCCCACTTCTAATTGAATTCCTGTTATGTACCACTCGTTTGATGTGCTATCTGCAAGATTGACTGTTTGACCAGCAAATTGATCTGCACTTACAAATGATTTCCAAGTTGATGATAATGTGCCTGATGATCTATTAGAACCAGTTCCTAAACAAAATTGAACATAAAGTTCAGCAGAATTATCATTATCTAATGCTGTAGAAGTATCTCCCGGAAAAGTAATAGTTTTCTTTTCCCAAGTATCAGCAGATGAAATTGTATAAGTTTTTCCAACTTGTCTTGAAACTGCACCATTTAATAATTGAATAACATAAGTTCCAGTTTTATTTGATCTAACCCAAAAAGATAATGTTGTGCTTTCAGCAGATGAAGTTCCATATTTTAAATGTTGTAAATTCTGACCTTCTATAGCTTGTTGTATTCTTAAAATATCACTTGCGGCTGGACTAGCATCAGCACTTGTACAATCCATTTTTAAAGATTTAGTAAAACCTTGACCAGTAGGTACAGTAGTTGATTGTGATTGTGTCCATGTGCCTAGACTTGATATAATAGAGTTCATTCTATCAACTGTATGATAACCATTTCCAGTAATAGAAGATGTTGAAGTTGCTCTTTGTGCAACTTTTACATCACCATTAATTAATAAATTTCTAAAAGGCTCGTTAGGATTAGTTAATTTACTTATAGTAGTTCCTTCGCCAGAAGTTGCTTCGTTAATTGTATCTACTCTTAATTCACTCATGGATTATTCCTTTGGATTATCGTCTTTAATTTTTTTTATTCGTGCCTTCCAAGCATCAATGTCTTTGTAAATTTCATCAAGCTGTTCTCCTATATCTCCATAAGAAGATTTACGAGTTGCTCTTATAACTGCGTTGTTTTCACTTTTAATTGCATCATCTTCAAAAGCATCTAATTCTTTGTTAGTTGGTTTTTTAAGTCCTTCAACATTCCAAACTTTAATTACAGCACCAGTTCCATCATCTACTACACTAACATTGCCAAGTCTCAATTCTGTATCAAAACTTTTACTGTTTGCTTCTAAGTACAGTTTAACTTTTGTTGCTAAATTACTCATCAGTTAAATGTTCCTACTCTATATCCAAAAAAACCTTTTTGGAAAACACTTGCATTTGATCCTACATTATGAAAAACATAAACCTCAATCTCATCATTTGCTGATAAACTTAAAAGGTTGTGTGATTCTACTGTGGTAAAAGAACCATTAGTCATTTGCTTTTCAGATGTTAAATGAACTGCGTTACCATCTAAACTAGAACCATTTTTAAATAAAACTAAATTAAATCTATTAACAGCAACACCATCTAATCTAGCAGCAGCAACAAAGTGATAGACTCCTGTTTTAGGAGCAGTAAATTTATCACTTGCATAATTGCCTCCTCTGTCAAATCCTTCAGCTATTGTCATTTTAGTAAGTGTAGAGTCAGCAACAGTCTGAACTGCTTGAGTATTTGCATAGAAACTTACATCTCCAGCTTGAGCAGTTGTAGATAATCCGTCCATAGTTAATGATGTTGTACTTACATCACCATCTTTTAATGTGACACTATCTATGCTTACTCCATTACTAGATGTTTTTTCTTCTATCGTATCTACTTTAATTTTTGATGTCATTATGCGTCCTGTACATTAGATAATTGATCGTTTGTTTTTAAATGTTCGTATGCAATTTTAAAAGGATTGTCTGTTTCGTTTAAATCGTAATCTAATTTTAAGTGATCTACATGACGATTTTTAATTCTATAATTTTGCTCGTGCATATCTGCTCTTTTATCAGCATCAGCATAAATTAAAACATCATAGATTAATTTCCATGTTGCATCAGATTGTGTATAACCATCATCATCGTTGCCTGACCATTCGCCGTCAAACTTTTTAACATATGCTGTTGGAATATAGCAATACGCATCAGTAAGTACTATTCCCTCATGTGTTGTCATATTTGCTGTTATTGCCATTGTTTACTCCTTTAATAATTTTATATCGTTTTGTTCTAGTATCTCATTGGCTTTATCTTCACCAACTGCCGCTTTTGCAAGTTCATAAACAGCATTAGCAAGTTTCTGGTGTTTTTCGTATTGTTGCCAGATAGCACCATTGTGAAGTCTTTGCATACCAGTCACATTAATAAAGTGGTTTGGCGTGCCATCGTCTTCTCTACCAACGAGTTGTAGATCGGCTAGTTTCTCATGATTATAAGATACAAACTTATCAAACTTAGAATCAATAACACCTTTTCCGTGTGACAAATCATAGGCTCGAACTAAATGTGCATCTTCATAGGCATCAAAAGTAGTTGATCCACTATCTGCATGAAAGTCACCTTCTCTGTCAAATAAAAATCTTCTAGTGTTATGATCTGCGATTGCCATAATATTTGCATTAGCATCATTTAAACTTCCAGCAGAAGTTGAACTTTTTTTTCTACCTTTAAACATGATAGCCGCATTAGCACCAGTAGATTTTGCTGTGTTTGCTGTTGTAACATAAGAGTGCATAGTAAAACCATCTTCACCTTCAGCAAGTGCGTCCATTTGTAATCCACCAGCAGTTCCACTACCTTTTGTCATATAACCATAGGTATCTGTTTCAGCTATAGATGTCATACCATGAGCAACATCAGAAGATTTCATAGTTAAAATTTTTGCATCATTTGCGTTTTGATCTAAAGTAAGACCGCCAGCATCACAATCGGCTGCAT